GTTCGTGAAAACGTTGTCTCTCTTGCTCGTAATATTGGTTATGTACCACGCTCAAAAACCGCTGCAACAGCGACTATAAAGATAGATGATGTAGACTTAGGTGCAACAACTGACGCTACTCCAAAGGCAATAACATTGCGTTCAGGACTAGTGTGCATTGGAAATGTTGAAAATACAACTTTTAGATTTTCACTACCTGATAATGTTACGAGTTCAAGAGTAAAGGATATAAATGGTAATTCTTTTGCACAGTTTGATGATGATATAACAATCTATGAGGGCACTTACCTGCAGAGAGTTTATCGTGTGGATACAACAGTCGATCAAAGGTATATTATTGACAGTCCAAGCATTGATTCATCAACTTTAAGAGTTTTTGTTGCAGGAATCGGTGATTCGGGTTTAGGAAGAAAATATAGTCAGGTAGATAATATACTTAACCTTAGTAAAACATCTGAAATCTACTTAACACAAGAAGTTCAAGATGAAAAGTACGAAATATTGTTTGGTGATGGTCTTTTTGGTAAGCAACTTGAAAATAATCAAATTGTTACAGCAACTTATATCGTGACTGAAGGATTAGATGGTAATGGTCCTTCTAACTTTAGTTTTCAAGGCACTTTTACTAAAGATGATGGGACATTCTTTACACCTTCAGACAGTGTAAACATAACCACCGTCACAAACGCATCAAACGGGTCAGATGTTGAAGATGTGTCATCTATTAAGTATTTTGCTCCAAGACTTTACTCAGCACAGTATAGAGCAGTTACACCAAGAGACTATGAAGCAATAATATCAACAATATTCCCACAGACAGAATCTGTCGCAGTTGTTGGAGGTGAAGAGTTAGATCCACCTCAGTTTGGTAAAGTGCAAATAAGTATAAAACCAAAAAATGGTACATTTGTATCTGATTTTGACAAAACGCAAATTAAAAATAAATTAAAGAGTTACGCTATCGCTGGTATTAATTCAGAAATAGTTGACTTAAAAATACTATATGTAGAACTTGATTCTTATGTTTATTATAATCCATCACAAATTCCATCTGAAATTAATTTAAGGACTAACATATTAAGTGCACTTAAATTATATGCTGACAACATAGAGATAAACAAATTTGGTGGAAGATTTAAGTATAGTAAAATAAATCAATTAATTGATAGAGTTGATAATGGAATTACCTCTAATATTACAAAAGTGATTATAAGGAGAGACTTAAAAGCTCTTCTAAACCAATTTGCACAATATGAATTGTGTTTTGGTAATCGTTTTTATATAAATCCAGCAGGATACAATATTAAAAGTAGTGGATTTACATTAACTGGAAGTACAAGTATCGCATATCTCACCGACGTTCCAAATAAAGATGCATCTGGTAATCTTGATGGAAGTATGAAAGGGACAATTAGTATCGTAACAAAAAATAATAAGAATCAACAGGTTGTTCTAATTAAAGATGCAGGTGGTGTTGATTACAAAAAAGGAGAAGTAATATTAAATACGATTAATATTGCATCAACTGTTACTAAAAACAATATCATTGAGGTTCAGGCATATCCTGAGTCAAATGATGTTATTGGATTAAAGGATTTATTTGTCAGTTTTGATGTTTCTAATACCTCCATAAATATGGTGAAGGACGTAATTGCATCAGGAGAAGATGTTTCAGGTGTTGTTTTCACAAGAGATTACTTTACCTCAAGTTACTCAAATGGAGTTTTAGAGAGGAAATAATTTATGTCACAATTTGACAAAAGAATAAAGGTCAATACTATTATTGAGAATCAGTTACCTGAGTTTATACTTGCTGATTTTCCAAATGCTACAGAATTTTTTAAGCAATACTATATCTCTCAAGAATTTCAGGGAGGTTCAACTGATTTAATCAGTAATTTTGATCAATATCTAAAGGTAGATAATCTTGTTCCAGAAGTTGTTGTTGGAGTGACAAGTATTTCTACTTCAATATCAACTACAGATACCACCATTACCGTTCCTAGCACGAAAGGTTTTCCAAGTGAGTATGGTTTATTAAAGATTAATGATGAAATAATATCTTACACAGGAATCACTTCAACAACATTTACTGGTTGTATTCGTGGATTTAGTGGAATTACAGGTTATAACGTAGGAGTATCCTCATCATTACTAGATGTAAATAAAGAAACTCTTTCTTTTGAGAAAACATCTGCAGCATCTCATACTACTGGTTCATCTGTAACTAATCTTTCAGTATTATTCGTGCAGGAATTCTACAGGAAGATGAAGAAAACATTCTTACCTGGTTTAGAAAATAATGATTTTACTGAAAATTTAGATGTTGGTAACTTTGTTAAGTTTGCTCGTTCCTTTTATCAGTCAAAGGGTATTGAGGAATCAATAAGAATTCTTTTTAAGGTATTATATGGAGTTGATGCAAAAATATTAGACTTAGAAAATAATCTCATTAAACCATCAAGTTCGGAGTTTATTCGTAGAGAGGTGGTGGTTGCAGATGTTGTATCAACTGGAGAACCACAAAATTTAGTTGGTCAAACTATATTTAAGTCAAATGACTTAAATACTAGTGCTTCAGTATCTGAAGTTGAGATATTTTCAAGAGATGGAAAAACATATTACAAATTATCATTATTTGTAGGTTATAATGATAGAGATTTAATTCAAGGTATATTTACAATACCTGGTAAAACAAAGGCACTTAGTGAATCACAAATAAATGCGAATGTTATTTCTGTTGACTCAACAGTAGGATTTGGAACAACTGGCACAATCATAAGTGGAAATAATACAATTGATTATACATCAAAATCAATAAATCAATTTTTCGGATGTACAGGAATTAATGTTGGTATCAATACTGCAGATGACATAAGAGCAAACGAAACTATCTTTGGATATGAAAATGGAGACTTATCAAAGAGAGTTGATTTAAGAATAACTGGTGTATTATCTGAATTAGTTCCTATATCAGATGTTAATTTGGTTAATGAAGGTGAAAATATATTTGTGAAAAATGTTGGTGAAAAGATAGATAATAATAATTTAAGTTATAAAGAAATTTTTGCAAATTCTTGGAAATATAATACAAGTTCAAGATTTCAAGTTGAGTGGACAGGAACCCCAACATTTATATTAAAAACACCGATTGATAAGTCATCATTGAAGAAGGGTGATTTGTTTGAGGTGTTAAAAAGAAACGAACAAGTAATTATTGGTGAATTTGTGGTTGGTAGTGTTGATATAAATCTAAATCAGATTACTGCTTCATCTCTAAACTTATCTTCCCCTTTCCAATCAAACGAAACATATGATATACGAAGAGTTATTGAAAGAGCGAATAGTATAGCAATTCCTATAAATGGTGGAAATGAAACTTTAATATCTGATGTTCTTAATGTTTACACTGATTCGAGTGTTGATGGATATGTAGCATCTAATTCTCTACCAAGTTATGACATAGATTTACAAACTACAAAAGAAAGTATTGTAGGAGCAGGAGTTACAGCAAACTTTGATGGACAAAATCCATTGACTAATTTGTTTAGTTTTATTCAGTTTGTTCCCCCAACAAACAAAGATATAAAACTTATACAAGGTGATGCAATTGTATATAAAGGTGATGTTGAAGATATTGTAGGATTATCATCTGGAAGAGTTTATTTTGTTGATCCACAACCAGAACCTGCAGGTTCACAAATAACAAGAATCGCATTATATAATTCAAGAAGTCAGATCGGTTCTGCGAGCACGGTACAAGTTGGTCTTGGTTCTTTGACTACTGGTAATCATGAATTTATTTTACAAAGACATGCTAATCGAAATTTAGATGCTGATAAAATTCTAAGAAGGATTCCTTTATCACAGAATTTATTTGTTTCATCTAATCAAGATGAAACTGTAAATGATATTGGTATTTTAATTGATGGTATACAAATACATTCTCCTGTATCTGATGATAATATATTCTTTGGTCCTTTAGAAGATGTTGAATTATTAAATGAGGGAGAGAACTACGATATTGTCAATCCTCCTGTTATAAGTGTAGAATCAAGTTCTGGTGTTACAGCATTAGTGGAACCAGTTCTTTCAGGAAGTGTCGAAAAAGTATTTGTAGATCCACAAGAGTTTGACATACAATCAATTACGAATATCTCACTTACTGGAGGTAATGGTAGTGGGTGTGAATTAGAACCTGTTCTAGGATCTAGATTTAGAGATATATCATTTGATAGTAGAGATATATTTTTTAATGGTGGTATTGATATTAACGATGAAACTATTACATTCAAGACGGAACACAATCTTGAAAATGGTCAAAAAGTATTTTATAGGAATGAGGGAAATCCATCTATCGGTATCGGCACTGACAATTTAAATACAATTACTGGAACTTTATCTGATGGAGATCCATATTTTGTTAGAGTGGTTAATCCTACAACTGTCAGAATATTCAACAATAAATCTGATGCGTTATCAGGTATCGCTGGTATTAATACAGTAGGATTAGCAACTGATACAGCAGCTAGTGGTATTCATAAGTTTAGAACAGAATCAAAAAATACTCTTCTCAGTGTCAGAGTAATAAATGGTGGTTCAGGATATCAACACAGAAAATTAAGAGTAAATCCTACAGGTATATCTACATCATTTGATACTGTAAATTATGTTAATCATGGATTCTCTCACGGTGATTTAATTGAATATTCCCCTACAGTTGGACTTGGATCAACAACACCAAATGCAATACAAGGATTAACAACAACCTCATCTTATTACGTCTTTAAGTTAGACGATAATTCATTTAAATTATCAGATGCAGGTATAGGTGCAACAATAACTTCTAATTTTAGTAGAGGTAAATTTATAGATTTAAGGTCAACTGGAACAGGATATCAAACATTTACATATCCAGAAATAAAAGTTAACGTAGAAGTCTCATATGGATCTACAGTAACTGGAACAATTAACTTTACTCCAATAGTAAGAGGTTCATTCACTGGTGCATATTTGTATGAAGATGGTACAAATTATGGTTCTAGTATTCTTAACCATCAAGTAAAACCAGATATATCCATACAAAGTGGTAAAGATGCTGAATTGAGAGCAGTTATAAGCAATGGTAAAATTGAAGATGTAATAGTTACTAATCAAGGGTCTCAATATAATTCCATACCAGATATTGAAGTTATCTCTACTGGAACTGGTACAGGAGCGATTATAAGACCCGTCATAACAAATGGATCAATAACAAGTGCGATAGTAATTAATAGTGGTATAGGATATGATAGTTTAACTACCGAAATACGTGCAAAAGACACAGGTAAGAACGGATTATTTGGTGCTAGAGTCAGAGGTTTAACTGTTAATACAACTAATAGATTTGGTGATGAAAACTTAACTTCAAGAGAAAATTCTCTTACATTTGCAATATCAGGGTATTCTCAAGCAACAGCATTAAATTTAGAAGAAACATTTGATGAAAAGGCAAATGGAGAGTTTGATAAGATAACAAGTCACTCACCCATTATAGGTTGGGCATATGATGGCAATCCAATTTACGGACCTTTTGGATATACAGATCCAGATAATATTAATTCAGATCTGAAAATATTAACTCCCTCTTATAAAAAGGATGTTACAAAAGTTGAAAATCGTCCAACTGGGTTTAGTGATGGGTTTTTTGTCGATGATTATTTGTTTGATGGTAGTGGTGATTTAGATATTCATAATGGCAGATTTGGTAAAACACCTGAATTTCCAAATGGTATCTACGCTTATTTTGCTTCAGTAGGTTTAAGCACTTCCACTAATAAACTTGAAGGACAATATCCATATTTTATTGGAAAAACTTTTAGATCACCTTTAATAAATGACAATCTCATATTAAATCATGATTTTGATTTTAATGAATCTAATTTAATAAGAAATACTAAACCTTATAATGTGGGTGAAGAATTTGCAGATAATGATTTTATTGAGGAATCAAATGAATTTATTAGACAGATATCTAACATAGAATCTATAAACAAGGGTGGTATTGATAATATTAAAATTTTAGATGGAGGTCAAGGATATAAAGTTGGAGATGTTACTTCATTTAATCATGATAACACTGAGGGATTTGGATTCAGTGCAGAGGTTTCTGAAATAGTAGGTATTGGCATATCAAATATCGAAACTAATCTAACACGTTTTAATAATGCTATATTTACTTGGAACAATTATGGGGAAGTTCAGGTAAATATTTTACCATTTATTGAACTTAATAATCAAGATTCAGTCTTTATATCAGGATTGAGCACCTCGATACCTGCATTAACAGATTCATTTAAGATCGGTATAAGCACAGATAGTGTTTTACTAGGAAAAGCAATGGAAACTGGTGATGCTAGTGGTGTTGTTCAAGATATATTTGTTAATAAAATTCCAAATTCAGTTTCAATTGGTGGATCAATAAGAATTGGTGTAGGTAATACAACAGAAATATTAAAAGTATTAAATGTTTTTGATACAAATAAAGTTATAAGAGTATTCAGAAATGTTGGAGCAGCACATACTTTTGGTTCTAATGTAGATATATTAAACAATAGGTTTACTCTTCCAGTCAAAGTAAACAAATTCGACTCAAAAGTAAATGATATTGTTTATTTTAATGGAGTTCAAGCTGTAGGTGTAGGAACTGATAAAGTTGGATATTCAACTAATTATTTTGTAGGTGAGACTGTCAAACAGATTGCAATACCTGAGAGAGCAATTTATTTACCTAATCATCCATTTACTACTGGTCAGGAAGTAACTTTAACAAGACCAAATGTATCTAATGCTGAATTTGATGTATCACCTAACGATAGTGCTACAGGTTCATTTGAGTTACCATTCACTGGTCAGACATCAACTAATGTATTTGTTATTAAAAAAGATGAAAATTATATTGGATTAGTTACGACAAGGGCGGGTGTAGCGAATACAAGTGATGGTTTATATTTCTTAGGAAACGGAGTTTCTGGAATTGGTTCAGGATTGTATAATCTAACATCATTACATACACAAGTTCTTGGTGATGTTGATAAAGTTATTAGTACTGTAACGACTAAAATTGGAGC